GGGCTTGAGCAACAGACGGCTCAAACTGCAACATCTGAACAAGGAAGGTGATTGCTTGGTCTTGCGTAAGAACGCCATCCTGTACGGCTCGCATAATGTCAAGAGAGGACGCAATCTGCGCTCCGTTGTACGATGCCTCTTTCTGGGCGATCTCCTCGTTCACGGTAGATACAACCTCGCTCGTAACTTGGTCGGCTTCCTTCACTCCCGTTTCTTCCTCGACTGTTGTCTTATCCGTGACCTTGATGTCGTTGAACTCCATCGGTGAAAGCGGCTTGAAGTACAAATTCAAAGAGACATTGTTCACCGCAAGCAGCTCGTCAAATGCCTTCAAGATGCCCATCTGGATGGGACGAATCACCGTATTATCCAAAAGCAAGTAAGCATTCTTGATTTCGTCCGCATTGCTACCCAGCCCCGTGTTCTCCTTAATACCAAACAGCATCGGAGAAGTGATGCGGTGACCTACAAGAACCTTTTGAGCTGACTCCGAAGAAAGGAACTCGTACTGCAAGTGAGCGTCCGACAGGGTGACTGGCTCAATTGTAGCCGCTTTGGTGCTGTCATCGTTGAACGCAAGAATCCAACGTCCTGCGTTAGTGCTTCCCTGCCACTTTTGAGCAATGGTGGAATTGATATTGTCCTGCTCCTCCTGTGGTGGGATGCCGTTATTGAAGTTGATAATCATCGACGGAGCAAGTCCGTTCTTGATGTTGTTGATGTGGTAGTTCGCAATCTCCTCCTCCAACTCCGCATACGGCAAAGCCGCCAAGTAGCGAGGCGGTGAGTAGTAGTACGAACCTGCCGAATAGGGGCGGTAGTAAAAGATTTCACGCTTCTCGTTCGACTCCTCAAAGGCGGCGATGCGCTGCACTCCAGAGCGGTTCCGAACCTTCGTCCAGTCCCAAGCGTAGTAGTATGCCTTGATGGTTCCATCTTGGTCGCACTTCTCGGCACGCAAGGTCTGCACGGGCATATGAGTCACCTCTGCGATTGCTGATTTGTCAGCATTCCACAACACTTGCAAAGCCCCATTACCAAGCCAGTATACGTCATTTGCAAAGCGGTAGGCGCACTCCTCCGAAATCAATCTGCGGAACTCAAGGAAGGCGGACGGGTTGGAAGCTGAATCGGTAGCATCAAGACCCTTACCGTAAATCATATCCACGATACCCGTGATGACGGCATTGTTCGTGGCGGAGCCGTTCCTGCGGTCAATAAGGTACTGGTAATAGTTGTTGTCATCCCCATATTCCACCCAATCAAGGCGGGGGTTCTCTACGATTGCAGGGGCAACGTAGGAGTCGAACTGAACGAGGCGAATGTTATTCTCCATAAATCTTGAACTGATTGTTCATTGTCTCCTCAACAGTAGGGAGGACGGGTTGATAGGTGCTTGTAGTTTGGCCACTCGGAAGCATCAGCAAACGATCGAATGCAAGTATCTTGGTATTTGTCCAAGCCACATTAAACGTCTGTTCCGTGAGGCGAATCATATACACTACCTCGGCATCAAGTGGCGTGGTATTGTAAGTGAACGTGAACTCACGAGTGTCTGCGTCAAAGGTAGGGGAGGTCACGTTGTAGATGGTGTCCGTGCGTCCGTCTTTGGAGTACAAAACCATCTGAACTCGCCACGTTGTATTGTACCCTGCGAGGGTATCAACCCCCACCTGCCAGTCACGCACGGGCAGAGTGATAGTGTTCTGGGCTTTATATGATACGAAAGTCATACCTATATAACCCAAGAGTGGGACTTATGTGAAAAAGAAAGGGGGCCGAAGCCCCCTCTCACGTCCCGTTGGTCTAATTACGACCCAAGTACGATTGTTGGTTTGGTACCAGACAATCCAGCGAACGGGTTATTCGCCACCGCTCCGAGCAGGAAGTTTGCAGGCACACGCTCTTGACCCGTCAAGGTCAAGTTGTAGCCCGTAAGGTCTCCCATTGCGGAACCAGTTACGATAGAACCACCCGTTACTTCTGAACCGTGTTCCAAGCCCATCACCCAAGCGTTGCCGTTGTTGTCCTCGACAATCACCACGGGCTTCGCCCAAGCGAGCAACTTCACCTCTTTGTGGGTGTCGGCATCTTGCTTCTTCAATACGATGTTCAACACCTGCTCGAAGAAGGTCGTGCCGTTGTCACGGCTGGAAGTGATGGCCTGCTCGAAGTTAGAGGTACCTTTCAAGTCGTACTTGTAGGCACTCGTGGCAGTAGTGGCCAGTTGGTCAATGACATCCGTGTCAGCGGTGTCGTAGGAGATTTGTGCCAAGTCAATGGAGTTGATGAAGTAGACCGCATTCAGTCCTCCAACTTGGTCTTTGCAGGGCTCAATCCGCCCAAGTGTTAATGAACAAGCCATTTTATTTTATTTTTTGTAATCGTTAGAAATGTGAGTTTTTAATCGGTGACAGTTGGCGCATAGTGTTTGCAGGTTGCTCAATTCGTGGTTGTGGCGGTTGCCGTCTATATGGTCGACATCAAGCTGGCAAGGGTGGACAGGAACAAATCCACACGTTTCGCAAGTCGCTTTCTTGTGCTTTCGATAGACATCTTTTGGTCGTACTGCTCCTTTTGTTTTATACCTCCACGATTGCTTGCACTTCTCGCAGCAGTATTTCGCCTGCTGACCCGTCAACTGCTTTGAACAGTTCAAACACAAAAGGGAGGACGAGGGTGTTTTACCCAAGCCCTCCCCCTGCGTCATCCTTCAGCGATTAGGCGTAGTATACCAAGTCGGCACCTACTCCAAACTGAACACCAGCAGTCATCCGCATAATGAAGCGGACATTTTTGCTGCCGTCTAAATCGCTCATATCCAGCACCTTGACTTCGTTGGTATCGCTCAAAAGCCCGCAGCCGAAGTACAAGTTTGACTTCTGACCTGCAACCATTTTGTTTGAACCAAGACCAGGAGCGTGGAACAACTTGATACCTTCGAACATCAGCTCTTGGTTGTTGAACCACGTAGAACCTTTTGAGTCCACACCCGCAGCACCCAAGCCAGAAGCACCGAATCCGCCCAATGCACGGACGTATGCCTTCATCACGTTGGTCGGGATGTAGATGTGCAGGTCTTCCTTACCGAACAATGCGGTAGGGATAGCGTCTACAACCTTGCCCAATTCAGCGATGACGTTGGAAGAAGATACGCCAGCAGTTGCAGCAGTTACGTCAATGACAGTAGAGTCAGCAGCAAGCAACGCTTGGAAGCCGTTGAACTCACCTGCGTTGGCAGTAGCACCAGTCCAGATTTTCTGCTCGATCCACTCGGCTACTTTAGCAGAGTTGTAGGCGATGAAGTAGTCAACGAAGTTCTTGGGCAGAACGTCAAAAGCGGAGTAGCCCATTTGGATGGCTTCCCAATCGCTCTCGAAGTCGCTCTTGCACAACTCCAAGTTAACCTGCAAGAACTCGGGCTGCAAGATGCGCTCGGTCAAGGTCAAAGTGGAAGTGTCGGTGAAGTCGCAGGTCTGGTCTTTTACGATACCATCCAGCTCTACACGCTTGATTACTTCTTTGAATTTGATGTTTGGCTTGACAGTCAAGCCGCCTTTTGCGATGGTGTCACCGCTCAACAGGGCAGCAGAGATGTACTGGCCTGCAAACTGACCAGCGTAAGTGGTCGTGATAGAAGTGGTCGTTGCCATTATCTATGTGGGGGGGTTAGTTAAATAATTTGTTGAATACTCGGTCTGCGGTTGTCGCAGTACGCTTCGCACCGATTTGGAATTTCAGTTCGGGCTTAACCTCGACAGGGGCAGCCACGATGGGCTTCTCTGCGGCCATTACCACCTCTTTCACTTCCTCCTCTTTCTCGACTTCCACGGACATTTCTTCTTTCTTGCCCATTTCTGCCTTCATCATTTCAACCTCCTCTTTGAGGGATTGAATCATCGCCATCATCTCGGAGGCGGTAGGTTCAGCAGCGGCCTCGACCTCGATGGTCACTTCCTGCTCTGCTTCTTCTGCCTTCTCTTTGATTTCGGCAATCACGCCTTCTTCCGTAACGACCAAGATGCGACCGTCCTCCATTTGGTATTCACCAACGGGTACAGCCACCTTCTCGCCTTCGCTTCCGATAAGGAAGATGTTTTGACCTGCTTCAAGAACTTCGGCTTCCACCATTGTTCCGTCTGCCAATTTTGCGCTCGCAAGGGCAACCGCTTCGGGTTGCAGAGCGAACTCAATTTTCTTGAAAATGTCGTTCAAGTTCATAGTATAATAATTAGAGATTAGGGGTTTTGGGTATTTTTGCCTCCGATAAATCCGATTCCTTGCGCCCACATATCATTCGGGTCGCAGCATTTTCGGGAGTAGGTGCCGTCTTTGCAGAGGCATCCACGCCGTGAGTTGGGGGGTACGGGTGGTTTAGGATTGTTTTTCATTTTCCTTTATTTTAGATTCTGCCCAACGCTTCGCAGCCAGTCCACCCCAAAGGAGGTAGGAGATAGTGCCGCAAGCGGTAGAGTCGGTTTCGTCGTAATACTCCTCGGCTCTTGATAGGTAGGAGAACATCCGCTTCACGGTGTCAAACGATACGGGCTTTCCGTCTGCGAGTTGCTGCGCTCGTATCTTGCCAACTGGCGTGGCGCACTTGTTACCGCCTTTCTCGTTCAACTCAATGCCTCGCTTTGCGTTATTGCGCACGGCCTCGGGGTAGTCAGAATATGATTCCATAACTACCCGTTGGCCTGCCTTTACTCGCTTGTCTTTTTTTAGGATTCCTTTGACCGCTCCAAGAACGTACAGTTCCACGAGGTGTTCTGCCTCTTGCTCCTCAATCTCCTGCATTGAACTCATCGCCACCTCCAACGATGGCTTATGTGCGAACCACCCCTCGATGGAGTAGCCCTTGTACTTGCCAGATTTTACGTCCTCCCAAACTTGGTCGTTGTCGACCTTGCGGGTCTGCATCCAAGTACCGATTGGGTAGTTCATTCCGTACTTGCGTGACTTGTCGTGTACCTCGTCCTCAATAATCCATTGCTCGATGGTCGTGACCCCGTTCACCTGTTGCGAATGCTCCGTGGTGGTAGACGCTTGGAGACCCTTTTTGAGGAACAACTCCGCACTTTGGCGGATGGTTTTGTCCGTAAAGAAGACGTAATACTCCTCGCCTGTCTTGTCGTCCCTGCGGTAGATGGGCTTGTTCGGGATTAGGACTGGCCCGATGATGATTCGCTTCTCCTCGTTTTGGATAGCGAAGGACACCTGCTGTGCGGAGAGGGCTACAAACTCCTCCTCGATTGCTGGGTTCTCCACTACCGAGATAGCGTTCACCCCCATAAACTGCTCATTTTCAAGCACTAATTCGTAATACTTCATCCTCCGAAATTTGCGCTGGTGCGGATTCTACGCTCCAGCATATTATTGTTATTCATTTGTTGATTTACTACATACGCCTGCATAGGTCGGTCAAAGATACCAGAGAGTGGATTCTGCCCTATTCCCGTGAACGAGATGTTCGGGGTGAACCCTCCGCCTCCTGTTGCTGGTGCGGATGCCGCTCCAAGCGATGGCGTCTCTGCCGTGGTTTTGTTCGGCTCAAATTTAGAACGAGCGATGGTTGCGATTTGTGCCGCACCCGTTACCGCCGCAATACCCGCCTGTACAAATCCAGCGGGGCCAGGGGTAGTAGCGAGTTGATTCATTACGGCTGCTGCGGTGTTCGCTACCGCCTCGCCAAGACGCAGGGCTTTGGTGATTCCAAATACCTTCCGTGCGTTCTTCTCATCGCCTTTGGAGAAGGACTCCGCCAACTGCGCCAAAGCACCAAACGCCTGCCCTGCCAACTCCAGCTTCTTGGCGTTGTTCGCCATCTGCCGTTGTTCGTCCAACTTGTCGTACTTCTCGTTGACCTTGCGCTCGGCTTTGCGCTTCTCTGCCTCAATTCTTTCTGCCTCGTAGATACTGGCATTCCCAGACGCTATCAATGCGTCAAGAGCCGCCTTTGCGTCTGCCTCGACTTGCTTAATTTCCCTTTGGCGTTCGGTCTGACCCACACCCCGTAGGCGGTCAAGTGCCGCTTGGAACTCCTCAAGGGCTTTTACTCGTGACGCTTGTCGCTTGTTGGCCAGTTCAATCAGTTCCTTTTCTCCGTCTACCAAGAACCGCTGGTATCCCAATTCCTTCTGTGCGGCTTCCGCTCGCTTCTTGTCGTACTCCTCTGTCTTGGTACGCTCCTCGTTACGCAAGGAAATAATTTCACCCTGCAATCGCTTCTGCCTGCGGAGTGATTCCGTCTCCAGTTCCAAGACCTTCGCTTGGGCTTCTGAACGGGCTTTCAAGTCCTCGTCCGTGGACTCGCCCATCTTGATACGATCATCAAGATATTTTAGATAGGCACGGGCGTTCTTTTGTTCGGCTGCTGCTACATCACTCTCCAACTTGAACGCACGCTGTACTGCGTTGATTCGCTCGTTTGTGGATTTGTTGACGTCATCAGCAATCATCCGTGCTTTGGCGATTTCCTTATTCGCTTTGGCACGCAAGACAATCAAGGCACGCTCACGGTCTTCTACCGCATCCAATGCCTTCGCAAGTTCACCACCTTGCTTTGCTTCTCTGGCGATTTCGTCACCGATTCCCTTGAAAGCATTTTTGGCTTTGTCTGCTGCTTCACTAAATTTGCCAGAGAATATAAGGGTGATTGATTCTCCGAGCATTACAGCACGGTCAATTACCACCTTGATAGCCGCCTCTACCGTTCCAAGAATCACGGCAAACTGGTCTGCGCCTCGGCTGGTCTGCGTGAAGTAGGCAGCAAGGGTACCAACGGCAACTACCAGCGCACCAATACCTGTCGATATTAACGCACCCTTGAGGGTAGTCATCGCACCAATAGCGGTCTTGGCACCGCTGATGAGACCCTTCATCGCACTTACCCCACCCTTTGTGAACTTGTCAAGGGCTTCGGTTCCTGCGTCGATGGTATTGTCAAGGTTGTCCGCTTGGGTGTTCGTCTCCTTTAACGCCTTGTTGAGTTCGTCAACGGCAAGGATGGCTTCACCATTTTCAACCTTTAATTTGATAACCTTCTCCGTTGCCATTGTCTCTTGATTTGTACCCCTGCTTGGGCGATGCTGCTGATGATGTGATACTTTCCTTTTGCGATTTCCACCTCCTCGGACAGGCCGAGGTTGGGTTGCTTGAGGGCGTTAACTATAAAACCGAGGTCAATCATATCTGTTGTACTTCCATTCGGATTTTCCATACGCTTGGGCCATTTGCATTTTTTAAGGATAGGCAATGTACTCCCACCACTCGATCAGTAACATCAAAAACCGCAAGCAGAGCTATTCCAAAATCGTGGTCGTGAGTTGTTGGTCGGATCTCGGTAATAATATCACCAACTGACGCACGCTCCACTACATAATAATGCGAGTCCGTGTGAGTTACACCTCCTGATTCTTCGATTACTGCCGATAGCAGGAACATCTTGCGCTGACCTTCAACAAGGTCAAACGGGCTGCGTGAGTAGTCGAGCAGGGCGTATGCTGCCGCCTCGCTTACGCCTTCCTCCGTAAGTTCAGCATCGAATAAGAACACTTGGTTTGGTTGTGTGCTGGTCGGTTGCTCTGGCTCAAGGGAAACTGTTGCCGTGTGGCGCATCGCTTGAAGGTCATCCTTTAACGATAGCAATTTAGAGGTGCGCCAGTAACAAGTGCTATTTGTAGAGTTCCATCGGTAGCCGTAGTATTCGCAGCAGCTCTGTGTAGTTAACCCTCCGACACTCCCGTCATAGTTCATTATTGTAGGTAGGTCGGTACAGATGATGCCGTTCGCAAACGAGGCACGGAATAGTTCAATCGTTCCTGTGCGCTTCTCGGGGTCGTATCCTGTCAGCTTGTTGATACGCCAGTATTCTTGGTCGAGGTAGATTTGGGTGTTCAAGTCGAGGTTGTATACCTCCGATGGTTCAAGCACCACTTGAGCCGTAAGCATCACCGCATCCGATGCGTAAATCTCCGTTAGATAGGTAGCCCAGAACTCCGTGAACAAATTGTAAGGAGGTGGGATGCGGTTGTCCAAGACCGCCTGCCCAAAGGTGAGGGTGATGTCTTTGGTATAGCCCTCCGTGTATACCCCGAATTTTGGGTATTCGTACAGTTGCAGAAAGGTCGTAGTCGACTGGTCAATGACCGAATACCGAACGCACTCACGCTTACCCTGATACCACATCAATCGGGGCAAACTATCGATGGCCTTTCCTTCAAGGTCAAATAGCTGCAATATCTCCAGATTAGCGGTGTTATTCAGTCGGTTATACAGGGAAGACACAAAGGGAACCTCTACGCTGAACTCGCCCTGTGCGAACTCGTTTGCGGTGTCTGCTATTTGCAGCGTTCCGTGCGAGTAGCCAAAGGAGTTTTTGAATGCCTGCTCGATGATAGCCCCTCCCTCTTGGAAGGTGAAGTTAATTGAACGGCCTTGCAGGTCGGTGGTCGGTTGGATGGTGATTGGTTGGCTGATGTCGACCTTGTACGTCCAGTCCTTTACTGCTCCAGATGCAATCCACGTCTGATAGTCGTACACGTTGAGCGTGTTTGGCGTATCTCGATCGGGGATGATGACAAGGTTAAACAGTTTTGCTACCCCTGCAATGAAGTCACGCTGCTTCATCTTGGGCATCAAGTCCGTCATTGATACCGTCAATCCAACGGGGGAAGACGGAGCGGAGATACACGTCCAAGTGTAGGTTAGAATATCTCTTGTATTGGTAACCCCTAATGCTCCGTTGTGAGCAGCATACAAAGTGACCTCATCACCTGCGGCCAAGTTTAAGGTGAAGTCCACCGAGAAGTCAGTATTCGCAGTGACCCAATAGCTCGGCCCAGTTACTCCGTTGATGCGTGGCTGTATTCGTAGATTGAAATTACCATCAAGGGTACCTGCAAAATTGAACTGATATGCGCCTCTTGAGTTTGCCGTGTAGGTATCGGAGGCAAAGTTCCCTCCGTTGTCATATACCTCGGAGGAGAAAGTTACTTGAGTTGGAGCGACTGCGTTACCGTTACTTATTTGAAGGTCATCACCCGTCACTTGGAATAGGCGAGAATTGAATGCCTCCTCGTTGGGAACGATAGCATCATTCGTCCAAAGGAGCATATAAAGTTCAGTAAGGTACTCGGATGTCCAAAAGCCCGTGTTGTTGATGGTGTACCCAGCCGACTCGAATATCTGCTCAATGAGATACTTGACTTTGATATGCGGGTAGAAGTTGGTCTCTACAAGCGGTTTTAAGGGGTTCTGCGGAGCGAACACCGAATCCGTGGCGAATCCCTTTGCGTCCACCATTCCGTAAGTTATGGCGTCTCCGATAGGCGTCACCCACGAATCGTAGATATTGTCCCAGTTAAATACGTGGGAAAGGGCATCAAGATTCAACTCACTCAACTCGCTTTCTCCAAGCGTGCGGGCAATGCCTCCGACCTCTCCAGCAACCAAGACCTCGTACCCCTTAATCATCCCATCTTGGATGGTCACGTTCAGCAGTTGGATGTACCCATCTAAAAGAGCAACCCCGTCCGAGAACAGGGTGATTTGCTGCTTTGAGTAGGCGTTGTACCCGCCCTGTATGTTAACGTCGTAGTAGTGCTTGAAGAAAGCATTGTTGGCGTCTGTTGCTGGCAGGTTAAAGTTCTGCGTGATCGGGGAGAAGATGACCGCAGGGTCACGCAAATCAGCCACGTTGTAGTCAAGCGAGATTGACTCGTCGCCGTAGGTGTCAAGGTAGCCCGTGCTGGTTTGAATCTTTAGAGCCATAACTTGTTTTTCACAGGGTTTGCGTATTCAAGCGTGAAGGTGTACTGCACGAGGTTGTCATTCACGGAGGTCTTGTAGGTGACCTGCGTATCCTTCAAAATTACGGCTTGCTCCTGCTCCACCAACTGCAAGGTTGACGAAAGCATCATATCTTTTACCATCTCGTTCATCCCTTCCGAAATGAATCCCGTGTTCACAATCAGCTGCTCTTGGCCTTGCGTGTTGAAGTATTGCTTTGACGCTGCGTAGGAGGGTATTGAGGCGGTTCCTGCTGAACGTCTGATGACGTTTGCGGTATAGGTATCTCGCTCGACATTTAAGCTCTCCACGGACTTCTTTTGCACGAGCAAATAATCCCACGCCCCGTACCTATTTTGGAAGGCAATAGTAAGCGGGGTGTAGCGTGGCTCGCATTGAACCTCAAATTTGTAGGTGCTTTGGATTCCTGCCAGTTCAATGAGTGCCGCTTGTAAGCAGTCCAGCCCCTCGCATACGCCACCATCAGCAAGTACACGGGTCTCGTATGCCGCAGCGTAGCCCTGTTGGAAGTCAATCGTATACCATTGCAGGTTCGCAACGTCCTCTGGTTTTCGGTCAATAGCAGAAGCGTTTAGGTTGGTGATTCCAATAGGAATAAACCACATCCAGTTCTGCGAGTTGTTGCCTCCCGTCACGGACAAGGTAGAGAACAATAGCGTCCCGTAGGTGCCGTCCGAGTAGTTTACTTGTATGCGGTCTGGCGGCGGAGTAGAGCCGAGCATCACTCCAAGCGTCATCTGCTGCTCCTCCCAGATAGGAACCCAAGAAGGGGACTGCGGCATCGAGGTCAGTATGCCTCCCGTTTGCGTTTCAAGATTCACATTCAGTCCATCACTCACCTCACTCCATCCATCGTATGCACGAATGCTGCTCGATGTAGCCAGCACGCCAGAAAGTCCACCGCTATTGGTGTACTCACGAAACTTCACCTGCACGTTCACGACAGAGGCCACGTTGTTCTGTGCCGTGCCGTCATCGTGGGCTATCGTGGTAGCAGATAGGTACTGGTCAACCACGTTCCGAATATCCAAGTACCCATAACGAGCGGAAACGGGATCGGGGCGCAGCTTGAAGCGGTACGTGTAACTCGCAGGAACGGATGCAATGGAACCCGTCCACACGAATACGTCTGCGATGTAGGCAAAGCCCGTAGATGCGTATGCCGTAGAGTCCAGTCCGTACACCATAGGTGAACTGCCGAAGGCGTAGGCGGGTGGTTGTTGTACTATAGTGATGGCCATTACTTATATTTTTTGTTCAATTCGTTTATTGTAAATTCAAGGAACTGCATCACGTCCAGCTCGTATGCTTGGCGTATCTCATCTGGCAGTTTCTCGTACCCCAGTTGAAAGGGGCGTGAATAGAAGTAGGTTGGGTCGATTCCTTTGTTCTTAATTTTCAGCATCACCATACTGGCGGTCTGGGAGTAGGACAGGAACTTCTTTGTCTTGGTGTCCTTGAATTGAATCTTGCGCCGTGCTACCCACGCATAGATTGCCCCGAACGGAGGCATCTTGCCCTTCTTCCTTCCCTTATCTACCCACTCCCCGTATTCAGCCATCAAGAAGTCGAACTCAATGGAGCGGGGGTTCACCTTCGTTTCGTAGGCAAGGGAGTTGTACAGGTTCTTGGTGACGTTCTTTTTCTGCTTGGTTAGGTTCGCCCGTGATTGCTGCACGAGGTACTTCCCAAATTTGTCAAGGGCAAACTTGGTGTTCTCGGCTTTCTTTAAGTCGGGCTTTCCAGACGCCATCAGCAGATGATTGTCGGGTTCGGGGTCATAATTTGGAGGGTGAACTTCCACCCGCAAAGGGTGTTCTCGTAGTCCTCATCAATCGGCTCGCATACGGGGTCGTTCACCAACTCAAAGCCATCGGAATACAAAGCACCCCTGCGGAGGGATGCAATCATTTGCTGCGCTGAAAAGAGCGCACGGTGGTAGATGTCCTGCTTAATCGCCACCCCTTGAAAGGAGTACGGGTCGACATTCGGGTCTTGCTTGGAATAGTCCACCACGTCCATCACAAGCAGGTCAACCTCGTAGGTGACCGTCCGTTCGCTGACGGTGGCGTTCCCCACCAAGATATGACAAAGCGGGAACAGGGTCATCTTACGCATATCCACGTCAAAGATGTTGCCCCAAGTCGTAGTCGTAATATAATCAGCCGAGGTCGCTGCCGATTGCAACGCCTCGCATAGTTGATAGTATCCGTATTTCATATATATAAAACCCCCTACCTGCTTTGTTGTCGCAGGAGGGCTTGGTCTACCCTTGCCTTGTCAACTTCGTAAGCAAGCCAAGTAAGGCATTGGTTCAGCGGGAGATTCGTGACGGCCTCACTATTGAGTACATTTCCGCCAGCAAGTTGATGGATGACTGCAAACCATCCCCACTTTTTCCCGAATTGACTTTTAATGTCCGCAGCTCTTTGGTCGCTGGGTTCGGACTCGAAGACAGTAGGGTACCTATCTGTAATGATAGTTGCAAACGAGTAAAAAAAAGTCGACACCCCTCCACGATGTCCATCGTTACATTCTCGAATGCTGCTCCGTCGTGCTTCGCTGGGTTGTACGCCTCGATCTCGTAGCGTCCTGCGGCCTTCTGGATGATTGGGCGGTACAGCACACCAAGCCATTTGGTGGCGTTCTTGATGGAATCTTTTAGGTACTCCTGTGCATCGATGAACTCACCCGTGGTGATGTCCTCCAAGTTGGGATGAAAGCCGTACTCCACGTCCCCGATTTTGATGATGCGCTTGAGGTCTGGTTTCTCGTTCAAGGTGAACAGAACAAGGGCTTCAATTTCCTCGAGTTGCGCCTTTGGGAACAGCGGGTACTCCTCCGCATCGATTCCGCAGAAGATGGACAGAGCGAGTTGGTTGAAGGTCTCATCCGTGGGGTTAGCCCCCATAAAACGCTGATAGTCCTTGAGGGTGATGTCAGCGAGTTCGGTGGGTACGATTACTTTACGAAGCATTCCTGTCGGGTGTTATTGATGTTCTCGATGTCAAAGAATTGCACGTCGTGGTACAGGTTTTCTGCCAGCTCCTGCGCCTTCTCTTTGGTAATGGATGCAAGGGCTTCCCTCCAGTCGCTCGGAGTGCGGCAGAGGATTGAGTTGCTATCGTTCAAGAGTGGCGTATA